ATATAGGATATTATAGGATAAAGCAACAATTAATTCACCGTGATAGAAAATAAAAAGATTGACTAACTACACTACTTAGCAAAGCTAAGTAGTGTAGTGCCGTTGTTTTTGTGACAGTGAGAAAAACCCCCGAAGGGGGCGCTAGATGTAGTAGGTCAATGGCACACGCACCACTAGATGTAGTACCCCCGAAGGGGGTGCGACATATTGACGCACCACTAGATGTAGTAGGTCAACGGATCATGGACATACCACCACTAGCCGCCGAAGGCGGCTGCGACAATTTGCCACATTGACAAAAGTTATCCACAATTAAATTAAATAAAAACTTGACCGTGAAGAAATTATCCTATATAGATGGGATATAAAGAAAGAAACAATATGACAATTAAACAAAAAATTAAAAAAGCAAGATATGTTTTCGGTTGGGTTTGTCTGTCTGAAGATGATGGGGCATATCTTCAAATTCAAAAACAGTCTGTTTTAGAATCATTAAAAGAAAATTATGTTGACGAATCTAAATTCGTACTTCGCGACTGTGGAGATTTATATATAAATTAATCAAGCCCCCCGAAGGGGGCTTTTTTTTACATTTTAAATAAGTCTGGACTTTCAAATTGAAATTCCATATCGTCAGCGTGGCGCAATTTTTCCTCCTCTAGTTCATATTCCAACCATGCGTCCGCCTGTTCTTCAGCTTGTTTCGGTGTCATTGTTTCTTCGACCGTGAAACTATTTATCTTTTCGTGTTTTTGATAAACATCAAATTCATTTTTACGATCCCAATGAATTGAAATTTCATCATCATAATGAAACCATAAACCTAACCAACCTTGATAAAATTTATTTGACATATCTTCCTTTCTGTTATCCCATGTATATAGGAACATGGACACCGTGTCAATAAAAAAAAGCCCCGACGAATTCGGGGCTTTTTCGCGGTCAAACTTTTACGGAAGATTATGGTTTTTGCGACCGCGGTGTTTTGGTTGGCGAAGCAAAGACGCTAGGGCAACCAAACTCTTTTTTATATTGTTCGTTATACTTTTTTATGACCGCGGTATTTTTCAACGCGTCAAATAGTGTAAGTGCCTTGAAACTGCGACCATAGTTCTTTGGTAAGTCGCCGTTGTCAATGGCTGTTTGAATTCTTAAATCTGGCATTTTAACTCCTTTCGATTTTTTTCCACCGCGTCGGCAAAAGTATCAAGTTGAAAATATTGATTTTCACCAGCGCAAAAAGAAACAATATCATTAAATAAATCTGGGTCAGCATTGTCTTTCATTCTTAAATTATGCTTTGTTAAAATTTCTGCTAACTTTTTAAAATGTTTTCTAGTCATAATCTTTCCTTTCTTTGTCCCATGTATATAGGATAGTTATCCCCATGTCAAGAACTATTTTTCCGCCGAAGGCGGAGCGAAGCGTCGCGGTCATAGAATCGCGGAGCGGGATTTTGTCGCCGTGAAGAAATCCGCCGGAGGCGAAGCGTCGCGGTCGTAGAAAAGTCCACCTCCACCCCCTCCCAATAGGGAGGGTTGAGATTTACCGCGAAACGCGGACATTGTCAATATGGCAAATTGTCGCAGGTAAATTTAGACCAAAAAAAAAGCGTCGCGGTCAAGGGAACAAGAAACTTTGTAGATCTTCCCATTTTGTTGGCGGTGGCAAAATTAAACTTTGACCGCCGTACAAATAACCTTTTTCCTTGATCTCTCGACCTTTGTCGCCGTCGTACAATTTGATGACCTTTGACCTAGTATCTTGGACAATATAATAATTTTTCCCACCATGACGGAAATTGTTGTAATTCCATGAGATTTGTAGCGGTGAAATATTTATTGAATTTTGTTTAATACATTTTAATTCGAGCCAAATTGCATGACCGCCGTATATTCCGTATAGGTCTGGAACACCACCACCATGACGATTTTCAATTCTAGTCCATTGGGCAAAAGATAAATTTTTCATTATCTCACGCCCAAAGTTTGATTCTGGTTTAACTGTCAATTTGGATTTTTCCATTCCCCCATATTACGAATGAGGCGTTCAATTTCGTCGCGGTGGTTTTCATGCCACCTATAAAAACAAGTTTGACTGTGAAAAAGCCCGTCGCGAGATTGTTGGGGAATTTGATAATCTAAATTATAAGAATTTCCCCAATAAGAGCGGTCAACATTAACAGCATTTTCTGGTATTTCGTGAGCGTCGCGTTCTTCTTCTGTTTTAAAATGCAACCAAACAGTTTTTCTGTCTGGTGTCGCGAGTAAACCGCGACGACCATAATTTGCATATAACTTTTTACCACAATTTTGGCAAACAGGTATATCATTCATGCCAAAACTTTTTCTTTAGGTGTTTTCACAACCGCCACAATATCACGCTGTGCTTGTCTTAACTTTGCACTATCTAATAATCGTTGTTTCGTATCATCAGATATTATTGAAACTGCTGTCCCAATTTCGTCAGCGTCAAAGTTTACACAATCATCTAAATCAACCCAATACTTTCTAACCTCACTTAAAAACTTGGATTGGTCTACAACCGCGTTCATGTCGTTTATTAGCTGTATTTTCTCTTTGAAAATATCACGCTGTGCATTGTGCATATTAGTTTTAGATTTATTGAAAGCCCTTAATTGCTCATAATCGCTTTCATTGTGTATCATCATAACGCGAGAATGACAACTGCCTTGAGGCACTAATAAATAATGACCGCCAAGATTACCAATATCGCTTTCATTTATATCGGCGTCGTGATAATTATTATATTCCTTTTTGCCTGTATATTTAGCAACCTTTAGATTATCAACCGCGTCTTTTAACTCTTGATGTTGTTTATAATAATGCGGATTACTGTCTTTATCTTCATACTCATAATATAAATTAGGATTAGCGCCTTTACTCATTAAATCATTATAATATAATGCTGTCATATCGTCGCGGTTATAATTCCAACAATACTGTGTTTCTTGTCTATCTTCAAAACTAGGTTTAAAATAAAAACAATTATCGTATTGTGCAAAACTGCCATTATAACTACCGCGAGAATATTTTTTTAATATCTGCATATCATCTTGCGGAAAATTAGAACAAACAACTGGATTAATTACATTATCCCAAACTGATTGCTCTAGTTCTCTAAAGGTATCAACCGCGTCTTGTAATAATGCGTCTTTTTGCGTCGGTGTTTTTAAAGTAGTATCACGCCACGCTTTTTTAATTGCGTCGCGTTTTGCTTTGTTTAGTCTTATGTCATTTTTATTCATAAATTCCTTTCTGTTATTATCCTATTAACATGGGATTAATTAATTGTCAAGCACAAAACCAGAATAATCTTTTTTAGCTTTGCTAGAAGTCCTGCGATAATATTATCGCCGTCAAGAAAACGTAAATCGCTATCGTCAGCATTTACAACTTTAAAACCATTATATTTTTTTGGTAATGATTTTCTAAATACCGCGGAAATATTACCACCGCGATTTAATATATCAAAGGCGTCATTTCGATTATCCTCATTGAGTGAATAAGTTAAATGATAATTACTAGGCAACTCGCCATTAATATAAGCCAACGCCCTTTTATATATTTTTGTATAATCGTACCAAATTAAATTTTTGTATTCTTCCATTAATCCTGTTTTTTCCCATGATATATCGGAAGTACCATTTAAACGAATACAAGGTATCAAGTTTTTATTTTTAGATTTTACAATAAATGCGTCTATTTCTTTTCTAATCTGATCAAGAAAAGTGTCGCGTTCTTGAATATACCACCGCGTTTTATTTATTCTGCCCTGTTGCACATTATTAAAAGCGCCGTGTCCAGCCGTATATAAACACGCTTTTTTACAACCTTGCGAAGCCATAGGACAAACATTGAAACCACTTTCACTACTAGGCGCAAGATATAAAACTGCTGTCATATATCCATATTTTTGACCTTTTACTGTTTTCGCGTTATTATCAATATTTAAAAGTTTTTTAGATTTAATAAATTCTAATTTCTTCATAAATAATCCTTTCTTTTAGATTGCAAGGGGCGTTGTTTTAAGTTTTATCCCCTTTTTGATATCTTACAACTGCAATCTATTATCCTATTAACATGGGATAAATACAAAGTCAACTATAAAATTGTTCTTTAATAGTTCTTATAGACCTTTCAATATTTGATAATTGTTGTTCTATTAAATTTTCATTACTTATTTTACCCATATCTAAGCATTTAGAATATGATCTAACTAAATGAATTAAGTCCATATCTAAAATATTTATAAATTCGTCTTTAGATTGTGAGTAATGTTGATTTAATTCGTCGTCGCATAAATCACAAGGCACTTTTCTTTCTTCAATTTCTGATTGTAATTGTAATAATTTTCTAACTTTCATTTTTAATCCTTTCTTTTAACTCATCAATAAAATCTATTATATCGTTCCTTTTATCACAAATCATATTAAAATCTTGGTGTTCAGAATTAATATTACTAACGCCATACTTTTCAAGAAGATCATAAAAATCATCTTGGAATTTATAAAAATCGCTATCATTCATTTTTAATCCTTTCTAGTTATCCTGCTGTAGCTGAAATGCATTCTATTTTTATTCAGCATATCCAAGTAGCGAACTTGACAAGCAATACAGCAGGTGTACATTATCCTATATAGTTAGGATAAATTAAAAGTCAAGAGAAATATTTTTTTCTTTTTTAGCTGTATATTTAGAATCTGGCGGTGGTGTATATCCTTTCAAAACTTTTTCGCGGTAGAATTGTCCTATCACAGAATTTTTTGATCTATGCAACATTTTACCTACTGTTGAGTAAGAATGTTTTTTTAATAACTCTCTAGCTTTCTCTATTTCTTCTTGTGTCCATTTTTTTCTTTTCATGTTTCCTCCTCTACTTCTGTATGGGTATCTTCATGGTTAGTTTCATCAACATCTCTACCACCCATACATATATCAATGGCTTCTTGTTTATCTTTTGCTTCAACATTTTTCCAAATGTCTTGGGCTGTATATGTTTGTATAACTGTATATTTTTTCATTTTTATTCCTTTCTATTTTTTGCACAGGACTTATCCGAATAACTCCGTCGCCTGTGCTGTGCAATACTTCGAGATTTTATATTTCCTACTTAAAGGATTGCTCTTTTGAATGCACAATATCCCATATAATGATATATATTGACAAGTCAATAGCAAAATGATAAAAAAATAAAAAAGAAAGGAAATAAAATGACAAACGAAGAATTATATTGGCATAGAGTTAAAAATTTATGGAAAATTTATCAAAGTATTACAGATGATTTGGTATACCAAGCCATGTGGGAAAGAAAATTAAAAGAATTAATGGAAAGGGGATTTAATGGACAATAAATTTGAAATGCCAGATTATTATAGTACAAAGAAACCAAAATCAGAAGAAATTTTAGTTAAACGAAAATGTTTTCGCTGTGGCAAAGAAAAAAAGATGGGTAAGTTTGAGAGATATTGTAGTGATAGCTGTCGATCATCAGCTACAAGATACTATCAAACACCAAACAGTATAAGTTGGTAATGAAAATTTTAATAAAAACTTTTATAAGACTAACTATTTATTGGTTTCTAATTGTTTTTTTTGTGAGTTGGATTGAATTGGGTCTGATTTTTGTTCAATAACTTCATGGATTTCAACACCGATAGCTTCGCCATTAATAACATTATGATCTCTAATCTCTTTGAGTTTAGCTTCAAGTTCTGGTCTAGTCATGTTGTCAAGCGAGGCTGTCACAACCTCTTTTCTATCAACGTAAAAACCCGCTAATTGACCGCGACGATATTCGGCTTGGACAGCAGGCCCTAATTGACCATTTGTCACAGCATGATCTCTCAACCGCGATAGTTCTCTTGAGTGTTTAACAAAATCTATTTTACTTGCTTCTGCATATTCACGTTGTAAATCCTCTATGGCTTCTACAACCTTCGGAAAATACTTGGGGTTTCTTAAATTACAAGATTGAGATACAGCGGACTTCTCAGAATATCCCGCCTGTTTTGCACATTCCGTCGCCGTCAAGCGACCATTCTCTTTTACAAAGATTTCTACAAAAGCTCTTTGTTTTGGTGTCAATGCACCATCTCTAATTTTAGGCATATTTTTATTTTAATACATTTTTTCATTTCTGTATAGTATTATTTATTTACTATTTATAATATAATATATTACTTTGTATTGAAAAAAGACATCTAGGGTGGGTTACGTGTAGTTACGTCTGGTTACGTGGTCAAAGTAACGTGTTTATTGTTATTTTTCAATAGATTAATGCTATAGTTACGTGGTTACGTCATATTTGTAAAAATAAAAATTATTTTTTTTTATTTTAAAAATAAAATACTATACGGAACGAAAGTTATCCACAACTATCTACAATTAATCTTATTTAGTCCTTTACTATCCCATGTATATATTATAAAAGATAATTAAATGAGGATGTTGCAACATCTTCAGAGTATGGCTGAACAACTGTAACAAAGTAGTAAGGCACACTTAAAGGGAAGTACGGACATGTGTCTGAGGTAACTGAGGGTGGTACTGAAGTACTAGTTAACATTTAGGAAATGTTGATTTGTCGGGAAAAGGTTGGGGGTAGTCAAAGAATCCCCCTACTCACAAAGAAAGGATAATATGTCACTAGAAACTAGACTTATTAAATTAAAAATGAAGTATGATAAACTCGCGCTCCGTGAACCAAGGTCCGGGCAACAAGTTCTACACCGCATGATCTGGGAAAGACTAAGAAATATCCTCATCAAACGCTACGAAAGGTATGAATAATGGAAAGAACAGAAATAGGTATTGGAAATATGCGAATAGACGTTGTTGATGATAATGTGGTCTATATTAATATTAATGGATATACTTATTATATTGACGATTCAACAAATGAGCAAATAATAGAGAAATACAAGGAAAAAGAATGAGTCAATTTGTCCATTGTCCAAGCTCCAAAATTATGGTATCTAGAACCCATGAACCGAGCAGACATAGAAGACCTCTATGGCGACGACGAGCCGAACATCTTATTTGCAGAGGGCTTCGACGAAGCAATAGCGGGAGTAGTATGGGACGGAGAAAGAACACGCGTCGTTTACGACACGGAATTAATTTTAGAATTACTCATGGGGCGTAGTGAGATGACCTATGAGGAAGCAGTCGAATATTTCGACTTTAACATTGCGGGTTCTCATATGGGGGAGTATACTCCCTTTTATTTAGAAACCTAGAAAGGAATAATATGACAGTAGATTTAGTTTATGTAGCAGACAAGTTAATGCGAATAACAGACGCAAGTGATAAAGACCTACGAAAA